CTCTTGCATCATCCCCTGCTGCTCCGTCTGCACCGTCTGCTCCTGTTACTCCTGCTGTTATAACATATAATTGGCTAAAAGAATACGCTGTACTTCCATCTGTTGCAACTCTTGCTAGTATTGCGTCATTTTTAAAATCAGGTATAAAACTTAGTTTAGAAACAGTAGCTCCACTGTAACTTCTTGTAGAAACTCTGTCTAATTCTATTTTTGTATCTGAGAAGATAAAGTTAATTTTTGCTTGAAATAAAGATGTTCCTGTTCCAAAAAATATTTTATCTCCTACAGCAAACTCAGAAGTAAAAGATGTACTGCTTCCTGTTACAATTGATTTTCCTGCTGCTAGTGTAATTGTTCCACTTATTGCTGTTAAACCATCATTTGAAGCGCCTAATTCTGCAATATATTGAAATAATAACTTTTCTCCGTTTGCTGTTGTTGCTGTAGTATTCTCAATTACTTCTACTGCTTTTAATTTATCTGTATTGGAAGAAGCATCAAATAATAAATAAGCTGTTGCGCTTGCTCCCATACCAGAAAAACTTTGTTGATAATTACCTGTTCCTGTCGATGAAAATGAATATTCTGTAGAGTTTGGAGATAAATAAGTATAACTTGATGATCCTATTTCTGCTAAACCAGTTGAAGAATCAATTGCTAAATTTTGATTTAGTTGACCTCCTAAAGCTACTAAACCAATTCTTGATTTATTATCAATTGTTTCTTTTTCAAGATCAATTGTTATATTTGCAGTTATATAATTTGAATAGTTACCTTGAGTATTTACTGTTCTTACATGCGCTGTATACGTGCCTCTAGCAATGTCTTTAAATGTATATGAATTTGTACTTGGTCCTGTTTTGTACACATTTGATGTTCTTCCAGTGGTTGGATCTGGAATATTTATTTTTATTTCGTATCCTGCAATAAATTCATAAGGCGTTGTTTTTGCATTTCCATCAACATCTAATCGTGTAGATTCAGGCGCTTCCCAACTTGCTAATAAATTAAGTCCTAGTTCAGGTGTTGATTCTGTATCTTTTGTATCGTCTGCTCCCCCAGGTGTCGCAGTAAGTATAAAACTTCTAGGCGCTGGGACTTCTTCTGTTCTTGTAGGACTTTTTCTATCTAGAGGAACAATATCAATAGTATATCCACGATCAATAATATCGAATTTATCGTGACTGTATTCTACTGCTGTAATTTGATAAGTTTGCTGTTGGGAGTTCTCAGTATTAGATATTATGACATATTCTTTTGGAGATCCAGCAATTTTTTCTCCTGTTGCATCTGTTCGTGCTGTAATAGACCAAATTACTTCTGCATTTGGTGCTTCAGAAAAAGCAGAAGATAGAGTTACATCACCAGATGCATTATAACTAGAGATTTGCTTGGTTTCTATTCTAGCCTCTTCTGACCAGAATAATTGTACTAGGTCGCCATTATCATCCTTTACATTATTTGCTTTAGCTTCTGTATTTACTGCAGCTCCATCTTCATCAACTAATATTAAATCTCCTCTTTGATATGTTGTAGAATTAATTACTGCTGAAACTTGGGATAAATAAGCCCCTCCTTTTGGATATATAAGATTTAACTCAAATGTAGTACTTGCAGCACTTAGATCAATTGCTCTATCTAAATATACTCTTGTTGTTGTTGAAGAAGTAGAAGTACTTACTCTACCACTAAATTGAACATCATCTGTATCTGCATCTTGTACTTCAATTACATCTCCTGGGAGTAAAAAAGCTGCATTTAAACCTGTTTCAAAACTAACTACTTCTTTTTCTAGTTTTTCACTAAGTAAATGCCATTTACCAAATCTTTTTGCTTGACCTTGACTTGTGCAACCAAAAGCAACAACTTCCTTTGGATTTATTCTTCCTGTACTTATTATATTTTCAGTATCCTCAACAATTTCTACGTCTTGTTCATATAAAGTATCTGGATTATTCCAAGTAACTCTTATCTGATTTGATCGATTACGTCTTGAACTTGATTGATAAGCAAATACTCCCCCTACAACATTGCCTTTTGTAAAAGTATAAATAGGACTTTTGTACGCATTTACACTTGCAGAAACTTGTCCATCAAACCATAGTAGCATCCCCCTAAAAACACTATATAAATCTTTTATAACTTTTTGTGCTTCTGCTCCTTGTTTTAAATATACATTTGCAGAAAATCGAGGTTCTGTTCCTCCTTTTCCGTCTGGAACCAACTCATCACAATATTTTGCAATTTGAAATAATTTAAATTTGTCTATATATTTAAAGTCATTGTCTGGATCTAAATACTTTCCTAGACCGTATCTGTCATTTGTTAATAAGTCCATTATAATCCAAACAGGATTATCTGTCCAAATTGGATTATGGTTGGGATCTTTTGCACTTGTAAAAGTTTTTATATCTCCTCTAAAGTTACCGTCCCAATCTTGATAATTTGACTCATTTGTAACTGTAAAACTTCCTCCACCATTGTCCACGACTTTTCTAGTATAAGAAGCATTTGCTCCTTCACTTAGTTCATGGCGAGAAAAGTAATTAGTTGGAACTTTACATTTAAGTCCTCGAATGTGATAGCCTCGAGTTGGAATATCAGTAAATTCTTCTGCTGCAAATATTACTGCTCCATACGCAGTATAAGGATAAGATAATTTATCTTTTATAATATTTTCAATTGCTTTTACAGTAGTACCATTATATTGTTGAGTCGTTCCATGAGTTGCATTTGCAATATTTACTCTTTTAATTTTTACTTTATATCCTGCAAACGGTTTAAATTGTTCTATATCAAAACTAAATGTTCTTGTAAAAGGTGTTTTCGTAAGAGTTTCATAGTATCCATTAGTTGGAATAATGGGTTTACCTTGTCTTCCTCCAAAATCTATTCGTCTTGTATTTATGCTAGAGTCAGTTGGTCCAAATTGGAGTGTGTCTGTATAATTTGATCCATCTTTTGTATAAGAAAAGAATATCTGAAATTCAGCAAATGAATTAAATTCTCTACCATTTTTACTCTTATATCCATACAATCCTTGAGGAAAATCTATAGTTATATTTATTTGATCTACTTCTTCTGGATTTGTAACTCCCATTTGAGTATGAGTTCTTTCTATTCCTGTGTCTCCTGTAGTTGGTTCTGTTGCATTTATCCAATTTCCATCATCTGCAGGAGTTGTTGAAACATTACTTAAATAACCATAGTAACTTGCAGGTAATTCTGCTCCGACACTTGCAGCAATTGAACCACTACCTAATCCTCCCGGGCCAGGCAATACTCCTTGATCTCTGTATCCGGAACGAAATGCATAAGAAACTCTTTCAAAATTTAATTTAGGAGTACTTTGTGCTGTTTGAGTAGGCACAGACATTTCAGAGAAACCATTTGAAACATTTACTCCTCCTCCATTTGCAAGAGTAGCAGTGTTACCAGAAAAAGAAGAAATAGCATCAACTAAATCTATTTCTATATCTTTTCCAGAAACTGTTGTAGGGACGGGGGGATGAACTGTTACTTCTGTAGAGCTTGTAAATTCTGTTATATAACCAATATAGTCAGCTCCATTTGCTCCTGCATCTTTTATAACTACATACTGACTTAAAAGAAAAGTTGTATTTGCTTTGAATCTTTCATCGTCTGAAGCAAAGAAAGCAGTTGAAGTTGTTACTGTTTTTGAGTCTGCTGTTGTTGTTGCAATACCTGACCCTTGTTTTTTAGCACCTGCGATAAGTATATAATATGTTCCTTCATCGCTATTACGATCTACAAACATAGTACTCGTATTATCTGTTACTACTCCAGTACTAGCGTTATAACTAACATCTCGTGAAGTTGAGGCTCCCCAAAGTTTATTTTGACTTTCATTTATAATAGGTACTCCATTTAAATATATAGAAGCAGCACCCTCTACAAGTCCTTCAATTGGACCTTCAGAAAGTAGATCATATACTACAGCTGTTTGTTCCGAAGTATTACTTACTTTTCCGCCGTAGTATCCATCATTTCCATTTCCTATTCCTTTTACTGCCATAATTATTTTCCGCTGTTGAAGGAGAAGTCAGTGTCACTTCCTCCTGATCTTCCATCATCTCCTTTGCCGCCGCCTGTACCGCCTGTATTATTTGTTATAGTTTGGTATCTTCCATAAGTGTCGTGCGACCCATAACCTGATTCTGAAACTGTAACTCTTGAAAATCCTGAAGCATAATCTGCTCGTCTATCGGTAAACCCAAAATTAATTGGAGCTCCTCCAACTATTAACTCTCCATAACATAAAGGCACAGGGATGCCTTGTTTAACACTATTTTCTGGTCCATTGAATAAATATCCATCCTTCGAGTTACTGGGAGTATCTGGAGTAAGCATTTCAACTATACCGATACTTGCAAGTAAGGCACCTGCACCTATTAGATACCAAGCTCCTACAGCAAGTATGGGATTTCCTGACATTAAGGAAAGCACACCAATTACAATTAGTGCTATTCCAATAATTGCTTTTATTCGTCCTGCTGTTTTCCCTGCACCAACTGGAAGTGGAGTTATAATTATATCATCATTTCCTAGCTCCATCTGCAAATTATCGTACTCTAAAAAATCTTCTCCTCTTTGTACTGTAAATTCAATTCCTTTTTCAGTGCAATCTATTAAATATTGTTTTAGTTTTCCCTCTCTTTGTACATCTATTCCATTCATTGCCTCGCGCACAGTAGATGCATTGAGTTTCCAATGCTCACCGAAAAGTTTTCCCATTTTTCCTTTTAAATAAATATTTCTTGTCATGCTGGTTCCAATATATAATGTTCTTTTTGTGGGTAGCTTACAATTAAGTAAGGTATGTCAACTTCATTACACCCATTTATATCATGTTGACTTGGTTTACAATCTTCCATGTAGTGACTATGGACTACATATAAAATTTTTGAAGTAAGTTGATATTTAACGAAAGCGTGTCCGTCAATTTTAAACTCATTTTTATTTTCGGATTTATTTTCACATAAAATCCATTTTGTTTTGTTATTTTGCTGAATAATAAACCCGCACATTTCTTTTGGAGCAGCTTTTTCAGCTTCTAAATAAATTTCTTCTAATAAACTATTTAAATCTTTTTGCACCAGGGAAACCTCCAAACATTAAAACGGCTGTTGTATCTGGGTTTGCTTTTCCTGTTGTAGTTGCTGTTCCCGCAGATTTAGGATCCCATC